CCGAATCAGATGCTTACTTCAAGTTTGTGGAAAACCGTCTTGGCATTGGTGAGTCCAAGCGCGCCATCCCCGGTCTTGATGATGCAACTGACTACGCTGCCAAGCCCACCCAGAAGCGTTCATCGCCGCCATCGGCTCCGGTGTCCCGCTCTGGCACTAGCACCAATCGCTCTGGCGTTGTGACACTGACTGCGGCTGAAGTTGAAGCTGCCAAGATCAGTGGCATTACTCCGCAAGAGTATTACCGCAATAAAATGAAGGGCGACACACGCCACTAGGAGGAATGAATGGATATTGTATCCGAAAATCCGGCCCGTCGCCGTGGCCGTCCCCCAAAAGCACCGATTGTCCGTGCTGAAGTTGAAGAGGAACAGGTAGTTATGGAAACCCGTGATGCTGACCGCCCCACCATGCGCCCCGCGCTGCGTGAGGAAGACCCCCGCGCCGCCGCAGCACGCCGTGCCGCAGAAATTCGCGGGCATTTGGGCGAAATGGATGAGGGGACGGATGAATTTCGCGCCCCCAAGGCCCCGGATGGCTGGGAGTATGAGTGGAAGCGCAAGACTGTGCTGGGTCAGGAAGACCCCGCATATCAGGTGCATCTTGCTCGCATGGGCTGGGAAGCAGTTCCCACAACCCGCCACCCAGAAATGATGCCGGGCATGGGTAATTACCCAACCATTGAGCGCAAGGGTCAAACTTTGATGATGCGCCCTGCGGTTATTTCTGATGAAGCCCGACAAATTGAATATAGGAAGGCTAAAAATCAGGTAAAGCAGAAGGAAGCGCAGCTTAATGCGACCCCTGAAGGCACTTTGACCCGTGACGATGCTCGCGTTCGGCCTGTAATTAATAAGGCTTACGAAGCAATTCCGGTTCCCAAAGACTAAAATTGCAATTTATTGCAATAAAAAAGAGGGTCATCTATGGGTGGCCCTTTACTTATTTAGAAATTAAAGTATTATTTTAATCAGAATCCTATTGGACTCCACCTTCCCCGGCGTGAAGGTTAAACTTTCCCCGGTTCCTAACTGCCCCGGCGTGCGGTGAAGGACCTCCCTGTAAGAAGGAAAATTCCAATGGCGAATACTGATGCGCCCTTTGGTTTCCGTCAGTACAGCGGCACTGGTTCTGCCCCTACCTATGAGCAGATCGCCGTTCGTATTGTCTATAATGCCACGAACATCTTCTTTGGCGACCCCGTTGCTCCCGACGCCAACGGCTACGTTGTGCGCGCTTCTTCCAACTCCGTTCAGATCGCTGGCATCTTCGTTGGTTGCCAATATCTGTCGGTTGCCCAGAAGCGTACCGTCTGGTCGAACTACTGGCCCGGTTCTGACGTTGCTTCTGGCAACGTGGTGATCGGCTATATCGTCAATGATCCGAATGCCAAGTGGGTTGCTCAATCTGATGCAACCGGCGTTGCCACCACCGACATCAATGCCAACATTGGCTTTGCCATCGGCACGGGTAACACCGCAAACGGTATTTCTGGTGCGTATCTTGATACGAGCACCATCAATACCACCAACACGCTTCCCTTCCGCATTATCAGCCTGATCGACTTCCCACCGGGATCGCAGGGCACCAACAGCAACGGGCAGGCTTATGATTGGGTAGTCGTTGCGTTCAACAACGTCTCCACCAAGCAGCTTACCGGCATCTAAGGAGTAAGGACCAATGGCTGTTAATCTTTCGGCTATCAAAGACCTTCTCCTCCCCGGCCTCCGGGGCGTTGAAGGTAAGTATGAGCAAATCCCGTCGCAGTACGACAAAATCTTCACCAAGCATGAGTCGAAGATGGCTCTGGAGCGCACCGCTGAGATGCGTTTCCTTGGCTTGGCCCAGCTTAAGACCGAAGGCGGCCAGACTGCCTTTGATAACAACGCTGGCGAACGCTACGTCTACAATCAGGAGCATACGGAAATTGCCCTTGGGTATGCGATTACCCGCAAGGCGATTGACGACAACCTGTACAAGACGCAGTTTGCTCCGTCGAACCTTGGCCTCATTGAGTCCTTCCAGCAGACGAAGGAAATTTATGGCGCTAACTTGCTGAACACGGCGACAACCTACAACGCTTCCATCGGCGGTGATGGCGTGGCTCTTTGCTCCGCTTCGCATCCGATTGACGGCGGCACGGTTGCCAATACGCCCACCACTCAGGTTGATCTGAACGAAGCCACCCTGCTGAACGCGATGATTGCGATCCGCACGAACTTCAAGGATCAGGCCGGTCTGAAGGTGTTTGCCCGTGGCCGCAAGCTCATCGTCCCCCCGCAGCTTGAGCCGGTCGCTATCCGACTCACCAAGACGGAACTCCGTCCGGGTACTGCGGACAACGATGTGAACGCTATCATGATGACCTCTGGCGGCCTTCCCGAAGGCTACATGGTCAACGACTTCCTGACCTCCGCGTATGCTTGGTTCTTGCTGACCAACATCGACGGTCTGTCGTATATGGAGCGCGTGAAGTTTGAATCCGATATGCAAGTCGACTTTGTGACTGACAATCTTCTTGTCAAGGGTTACGAGCGTTACAGCTTCGGTTACTACAACTGGCGTTCTATCTTCGGCTCCTTCCCCACCTCGTAAGAACGGAGACCGTAGATGTCCATTAGCGCACTCTCTGGCCCCGTAATTTCCTTCGGGCAAGGTCCGTTCCCGGACTACAACCCGGAGGCGGGTACGTCTCTCTTCTTCAACGGCACGGGGGTTCTTGATCCCCGTGGCCCCTTCACCTATTCGCCCGGTCAGAACTTTGGTGCTGCCACGGCTGGTTTCCTTGGTTCGTCCAACATCCAGACGCTGAACTACCAGCCCTACGCTCTCAGCACTTCCGCCATTGCGGCTGCTGCGAACGTGGTGTCTGGCACCGCGATGACCTTGGTTTCCACCAACTCCACCACCACTGGTGTGGCAGTTAGTCAGTATACGATTAACTACAACACCGGTCTTCTGGTTAGCGGTCTTCTGATGCTTGATGGTCTTGCGTCCTTTACGGGCGTTGTGGCTGCTGGCGTCTTGACTGCATCCAGTGTGACTGGAACGATCATTGTTGGAATGACCATTTCCGGCACGGGCGTTACCTCTGGCACGACGATCACTGCCCAACTGACTGGCCCCACTGGCGGCGCTGGAACGTATGCGGTTGTTGGCTCAACAACTGTTTCGTCCACCACCATCACGGGCGTGACTTCTAACTCCACCAATGGCAATCTGGCTCTTCGCTATGATATGGGCGATGCGGCTACTATCCAGATGTGGAACCCGCAGGCGCTTTGTGCCCGTGCGGTGAGTGTCACGGGTGCGGCTTCGGCTTCTGGTTCTGTCAGCTTCTTGGTTTCGGGTTACGACATTTACGGCGTCCCGATGTCTGAACTGATTGGTCCCGTTGCTGCCAGCACCACTGTTAGCGGCAAGAAGGCGTTCAAGTACATCGCTTCGGTTGTTCCGAATGCTACGGACGCCATCAACTACTCCGTTGGTACGCTGGACATCTTTGGCTTCCCGATCCGCTCCGATTATCATGGTGATGTAACTCTTAATTACAACTCCACGGTAATCACTGCTTCGACTGGCTATACCGCCGCTGTGACCACTTCGCCCGCCACCACTACAACTGGTGACGTGCGCGGTACTTACGCGGTTCAGTCGGCTACGGACAAGACCAAGCGTCTGTTCTTCTACCAGAACCCCCCTGTGACGAACATCGGCTCTATTGCTGGCTTGTTCGGCGTAACGCAAGCCTAAAGGAGGCTCTTATGAAGGGTCGTAAGACTACTAAGGATAGTGGTCCCGCGAAAGGCGTCAATGCCGCCGCGATGGACCTTGCTGACAAGCCCAGCCGCCGCAACATTGCGCCGAAGATTTTCGGTGCTGCTGAAGAGCGCAAGCGTGGCGGCAAGACGATGGGCAAGATGGAGGGCGATTCCGCCATGCACCATGCCGGTCGCAAGCCCCGCAAGTCCGGTGGCCGCGCTGGCTCCAACATGAACCCGCTTTCGTCTGCTGCCAAGGGCACCTCTGCCCCCGGTCGCGATGTTTCGGGTAGCCTTGACTAACCAGAACGAAAGTTTTAGTTAGTAGTTAGCGGGGGCCTAGTGCCCCCGTTTTTCTAGGAGTTGTTGATGCTAGGCGTAGAAGCCGCAAAAACAAGGAAATCCTGTTCTAAATGTGGGACAGAAAAACCTATATGCGATTTCTATGCGGCTGGCAAAAAAACTGACGGAACTCCAAAACGAAATTCTTGGTGCAGTGCGTGTATAAAAGAGAAAATGGCGGCATACCGTAAAAGAAAATGGGGCAATGACGGTTTGCACTTCAATGCCTTTATGCGAACAAAAACTCCCCGGTCCTATTTGTCTTACCTTTTGGGAAAAGCCCGCAGCCGCAATGAATGCTCTATAGATGTTGACCATCTCTGTACTTTATGGGACAGGCAAAATGGACTATGCGCCATCACTGGATGGACAATGACCATGCAACTTGAGAATGGGGTTGTCCCCACAAACACCAGTATTGACCGAATAGATTCTAACATTGGGTATGTTTTTGGCAATGTGCAACTGGTTTGTAGGTGTGTTAATATAGCAAAACACAACCTAAGCATGACTAGTTTTGTTGAAATGTGTACCGCTGTAACGAAGGAACGGGAAAATGGCTAAAACACCAGCTTGGCAGCGTTCAGAAGGCAAGTCTGAATCTGGTGGATTGAATGACAAGGGCCGCGCCTCTTTGAAGGCGGCAGGCCATGATATTAAGCGCCCACAGCCAGAAGGCGGGTCGCGCAAGGATAGCTTTTGTGCTAGAATGACTGGTGCCAAGCGAAAGTTAACCGGCTCCGCCAAGGCGGCTGACCCTAACAGCCGAATTAACAAGGCGCTTAGAAAGTGGGATTGTTGATATGGATAAGCCGTTTTGGGAAAAAGATGCTCCAAAGGATGCCCAAAAAAAGCATCTTGACCGCAAGCAGAAGCAATCCGCCAAGGCGATGGCTAGGGCCGCCGGTCGCCCTTATCCAAATTTGGTTGACAACGTAGCCGCCGCTAGGGCTGGCAAAAGGAGCTAAAAATGGCCGCTTTTACATCTACCGGCGCTGTCAGCCAGTCTATTACGCGCGTTGGCACTTTTGAGCCATTTGAACTTCAAGTTGCTCGCGACCAGATCACATTCCATGCCGAACGGAATGTTTTTGCTTATGGCACAACGCCAGCCACCGCTGGGCTGTTTCGTACTGTTTGGGAAAACATGGCCTCCACGGAATATGTGTTCCCTAGTTCCGCTTTGACCATGCAGCTTGTTAGTGCAAATGCGGCAGACACAGCATCCATTACAATTACTGGACTTGATGCTAACTACGCAGTTATTTCTGAAACTCTTGCTTTGAATGGGACAACCAACGTCCCCACCGTTAACCAATATTTCCGCATCAATAACATGGTGGTTTCTAGCGGTAGCGCAACAAATCCTGTCGGAGTTATCACACTTTCCAATAGTGGGACTGTGTACGCCCAGATTAACACTGCGGTGTACAACGCAACAACGTCCAGCATCGGGCAGACACAAATGGCTGTGTTTACTGTTCCGGCTGGATATACGTTTTATGGCTACCGTTATGGTGCCTTTTCCTCTTTCAATGGGAACACCGCCAACTACACAACCTACCGTGCAGTTACCAATTCTTCTGCGGGTGTGCAGAAAATCATTGTGCAGACACCGTTCAACACAACCTATGAGGTAATGCGACACTTTCCGTTGCCCTATGCTGAAAAAACTGATCTTCGTTGGCAGATCGCTTCAAGCGCAGCAACGGCGGCTGTTGTAAGCGTCAACATTGGTGGCGTTCTTGTTAAGAATGATGGCTCTCTGTAAGGTAGTCTGATATGGCGACCAGCGGCACATACAATTTCAATCCCGGCTTGGGTGAGTTGACGCTTTATGCGTACAACCTGATTGGGATTCGGAATACCGCAGTGCTTCAAGAGCATATGCAAGCCGCGCGCATGGCGACCAATATGCTTTTGGCCCGCTGGTCTAACCAAGGCGTCAACCTCTGGTGTGTTGATCTTGTAACCACCCCTCTGGTAACTGACCAAGCTACTTACGCTGTTGATCCAAGCACCGTCATGATCTTGGATGCCTACGTCCAAAACGATGATTCGGGTGCCAACATTGACCGCATAATTCTTCCGATCAGCAGAACGGAATATGCCAGCTATCCTAATAAGGAACAGCAGGGTTTTCCGACCGTCTATTGGTTTGACCGCTTGATTAGCTCATCCCGGTCTACCGGGTCTGCGGGGCCGTCTGTCACTCTTTGGCCGGTCCCGAACACAGACAACGGGCCGCAGTCGTTGAAGTATTACAGGGTTCGGCAAATCCAAGATTCAAATTTGCAGAACGGGCAAACCGTTGAAATCCCATACCTCTGGCTAGAAGCTTTTGCATATGCCCTTGCTTACCGACTCTCTCAAATTTGGGCTCCTGCGATGTCTATGGGGCTTAAGCCGATGGCGGATGAATCGTATCAGATCGCAGCCGACCAAAACGTGGAAACGGCGCAACAGTATATCTCACCGATGATCTCTGGGTATTTCCGATAAGGGGGGGGCTATGGGTTACGCTTCCCGGTCAGGCCGCGCTAGAACAAGTGCCAGCAACCCCCGCGCATTTGCCATTTGTGATCGTTGCGCTCTTTGGTACAACCATGTTGACCTTAAATGGCAGTATGATTGGGCAGGCGCGTACTTGATTAACAAGCGCATCTTGGTATGCGAAACCTGCTACGATGAGCCGCAAAACCAGCTTCGGGCTATTATTGTACCCGCCGACCCCATGCCGATCATCAACCCGCGCGTTGAGCCATATGCTTGGGATGAGACGGATCGCCGTCAGGTATCGGGCTACAATGCCACCAACCCGCAAACAGGTATTCCGGTACAGCAAGGTGACACCCGTGTTACCACTGTGGACGGCAATGTGCCGGATCAGACGCGCGTTACACAGCAAACTGGCGAAGCCCCCGGTGGGACCAACCAGAAGCCGGGCACCGACCCGAACGCCGTTACCTACCGCAATATCATCACTGTTGCTGACAATGGCGCTGGCCTAATTCGCATCACGGTTACGGTTACTTCTGGATTTATTACCAGCCAACGTGTTATAATCGGTGATGTAAATGGCGTCCCGGCTAACGGTCGATGGGTCATTACTGTGGTGAACGCGACTCAGTTTGATCTT